TAGATAAACGCAACCAATTCCACATCATTTCGTCAAACCCTTCTGCTTCTCATATGTTCTAAGACCACCAAGACCTAGCATTCCCATTAAAACAGTCATAAGCGAACCCATGTCAAAGGTAGGAAGTTCTGGTATAGTTACTCCTAAATAAGCACATAAGAATATTGTAACAGGAGCTAGGACAAAATGCCAACATAAAGCTATGCCACAAGTCCAACCTATGAATGGTCTCCATCCAGCCACAAATATAGATTTATGCTGAGCTTCTGCTTTGTTTATTTCTAACTGACCTTTTGCTAGTTCCTGAGCGTGTTTCTCTGACATTGTTGCTATATCGTGAGCCAATTTAGCCTTTTGGTCTTTATCTTCTATGAATTTGTCTAAAAGTCCTGTAACGGGACCAATTAAAGCTTGCAACATTAATATACCCTCACCTTATTTGTATCTACATTAGCTACCAATTTACACATACATTGATAAACTTGCTCTTTATCATTTTTTTTAATAATTTGATTATGCAACTGATTTTTATAAGCCAAACAGTCATTTATGTTTTTAAAGTATATAAATTCCATTGTAGCCCCTAAATAACAGACTAGCATGAACGCAGTCACTTTCTAGACATCCATGCAGTAGTACCCATATATGCCCCAACTATTCCAGCGCCTGATAAATAAAATAAGTTCGATATATCACTCAACGCCTTTACCCTTTCTATATCTACAAAAAACATAGCTAGTGTAAATACACCCATAGCTATCAACGTGTATCTAGCCATCCTAAGTTGTGCTAGGTGTTTCCTAAGTTCATCTTCAGTTTTCTTTATTTCTTTTACATGTGATAGTTCTTCATCAGTTACAACACCATCACCATCTTGGTCGTATTCTTCGTATTTACTGTTTTCTTGAAACTTTTTCATTTTACATTTTGTATATAATAGTTGCCATAAATACAATTAGTGTACTTGCAAAGCCTATCATTATGCTTTCAATTCTTTTAATTCTTAGTATTGTTTCTTTCCAGCGTTCAGCACAAACGGCTTCGTGTGTGTCTAATTGAGCTTTAACTTCTGTAGTTTTTACCATGTGAACCTCATTTATATACATACATAATACACAATAAAGTCTTTTTAGACTAGCCCATTATTTAAAAGGTTGTCCACAAAACCAAGCTACTAATGAATACCTAGTTCCTTTTGTTACTGGTCTAACTCTATGAACCATATAAGAGGGAAACACAATAACAGTACCCATTTTTTCTTTAATTAAACCACTATTATTATCAAAAAACTCAACCTCTCCACCTTCATAATCTTCGTTGAGAACAATTGTCATTGATAGTTTTCTTACTGCTCCATGTAATAATTTATCATTTGGATTATTAAATCTAGTGAAACCATTACCATCAAAATGAAATTCATAGTGTCCATTCTTTTTGTATCTTGTTATTTGCATAGGTTCGCAAGCATCAATTTTGAAATTCCAATTGGCATTTCTGTTTGCAGTAAGAAGAAAATTCCAACACATATTGTAAACAGTTTCATCATCAAACCAAACAATATCAGCCTTTCTTGTATTTGTATCAAGATGTTTTCCATCTAACAAATTGTTTTGAACCTCTGCCTTTGTCCATTTATTTTTGCCAAATCTTATTATCTGCTGACAAGTTTTTTTGTTGATAGCATTTTTAAAAACCCAATATGTATGAATTGCATTTTGTATGCCTTCTTCATTAATATTTTCTTTTACTAGTTCCATTTTAATCTCTCAAATTATTAGGTGGCATTGCAATAAAAAAATGAGTTATTGTATATCTACCATAGCCAATTTCTTTTGGTTTTGTGTGCATTTTAACTGGAGTAACTTTATGCTCAAACATAGATGGAAAGAACAATGCTCTGTTCTGTTTTAATTTAATTTTTTGTTTAGTGTCTGGGAACACAAAATCGCCACCCTTAAACAATCTTGGCTCTCGTACAAACCAAATGAGCATAGTCCAAGCATAATCGTCCCAGTGAGAATCATAAAATTCACTATCTTCATAATATGATATTAATGAACTATCTGCATTTGTAGACATAAAACTATTACAAAAAGGTTTTATTTCTCTAACAAGATTATGAAACTGTGGTGTTCGTACTTTGTACATATAATTAAATATATTACTTCTTTGTCTCCCTAATGGTGTATAATATTCTTGTATATGAAAGCGATGTGCTTTTGATTTTGGTTTACCATCTTCATATGTTGCCACAAAAGTATTCTCTGCTCTTTCTATGTTTTCTTGAGATGAATAAAAGTCTAATTCTTTCCAGATATTTTTTTCTTCTTGAGGTGTATACCAATTGTCAATAACAATAAAAGGTGTTTTTCCTGTTTTCATAACTTGCACTTCCCAATTTTGTGAGATTGGTTCTATGCCACCATTTATTGGACTTAACAGTTCGGGATTTGCTGAAGACTTATATTGTTTTTTGTTTGTTATATCATTCATTATGTTTCCTCCATGTAAAGCATAATGACTTTTTTATATCAAAAAGTAAACCTTTAAAAAGGTTTTTTTTCATGGTTAGGAAATATACGAATTGCCACTTGTAATTGCATTATTAACTGTTGTCATATCTTCAGTTGTCCAAACATCGTAACCAACGAGAGTTTCTAAAAATGCAACATTATGGGTAACAATATCTTGTTTATCATTATCAGAAAGATTATCAAGGTCTTCTTGTGAAAGTGTTGAAGCATTTCCACTTATTATTTCTTGAATCTTTGATGCAAAATCTTGCATATCATTATAAATGATTTGTCTAAAATCAGCATCGTTTTGTAACAATGTTTCTCTTTCTTCTGACATGACATACGTTGGCATTATAAAAAACCTCTCTTAGTGAATTTAGAAACTTAAGTCTGGTGGAGGATTTGCAGAAGTGTAGAAAGTCACTTTAACGTATCCTGCACCTCCTGCACCACCAGTTCTAAGACCCATATTAGAACCTGCTCCACCACCACCTGAACCATTGCTACCAGATGAACCACCCTGATTTGCACCTTGTGAACCACCTGATGATATTGGAGATGCACCACCTACACCACCAGTCATAGTACTCATAGTGGCAGTACCTGCTGACCCAGAATTACCAGTGTTTGCAGTTACATTGTAAGCACTTCCATTATTACTTGTGCCACCACCAGAACCACCTGCATTGCCTGCTGGTGGTTTGATTGTACCACCACCACCACCATTACCAGTGGCTACAGTCGTACCAGCAACACTAGCATAACTTGATTGACCTGACGAACCAGGTTGAGAACCTTGTCCTCCTTGTTGTCCACTATTCATACCTCCACTTCCTCCAGAACCACGAACAGCAGAAAAAGTTTCTCCACCACTGACATTGTAGTAAGCAATGATGTTACCACCTGCTCCACCTCCACCACCAGCAAAGTAAAACATTCCACCAGCAGAAGCACCACCACCACCAGCACCAATGATTTGGACTCCAACTGCCCGTACATTATCTGCAATAGTTATGTTAGTTGTACCTGCACCAGTAAATGTTTGTGGGTCTGGTGGAGCATTACTAGTTCCACCAAAGTCGCTTGACATAGTGATTTGACCAGAAGCGGGAGCATTACCTTTACTATAATATTCAGATAACTGTATAGGGTTAGAACCACCATATTCTGTTTGAATTTCTGATAAAGTTATCTGTGAGCCAACTGGAGGTAGTGCCATTTACTAAGCTCCTTTTAATTCATTTATTTCTTGCTTAAGCTCTTTGATTGACTCAATTAATAGACCTATGATTTGGTCGTATTGTACAGTCTTATATGCCACACCATCGTCAGTCTTCAGTGGCAACTCTTTCTCACTTACTGCACTTGGCAAAACCTTTTCTACTTCTTGTGCAATAACACCTGCTGATTTCTTACCATCTGATTTATGTAAATGTGTAACCATTTAGCTGACTTACTTTGTCTGTAGCATTTTCAATCTTCTCAATGTCTGTTTTAAGTCTTTCATCTGATATAGTTGTTGAATAAGCAATTACGTCACCATCTGCATGGAAATCACCATCTGATTCCATACGAAATTCGTTACTGTTGTCGATGTAAAAATCAATTTGGCTTGCACCAACTACAATTTTATCTGCGTTACTAGCACCCTCAAATGCTCCACTTGATGACTGCACATTACCTGTTACATAGATGCCATCTGTTGCTGTGTTTAGTTTTACAGAGCCATTTTGATATAAATTTACTGTTCCACCAGTTCCAGTGTCTTCGCAGTAGATAAAATTATTTCCTTCTCTATCTTGTACATAAACGTCTGTTCCACGAATTACCAAAGAGCCAGTTCCAATATCTTCAATGTAGCTATTAGACCCATCGTGTCTAAGCTGAAGGTCATCGCCAGAACCAATTAATATATCATCATTATCTTGTAGGTCTATGTTGCCACCCATTGTAAGTGTACCACTAATATCAGCAGCACCATTGATGTCTAGGGTAGTCGCTTCAAGTTCACCAGAGATAAGCACACCATCTGATTTGGTGGCTAGTTTTTGACTGTTGTCGTAGAAAAGTATTACATCACCATTAGCAGTTCCCACCAAATAGTTTTCATCTGTGGTAGTTGTTAGTAGTAAATTTTCTGCTTTTAATCTTAAATTACCAGTACCTTGATCTATGATATAACTGTTTGAACTATCGTGATAAATCAGTAAGTCTGCACCTGCACCAAAACGTACTTGTTGATTATCTGCAAAGTTAATAAACCCACTACTGTCAGCAGTCACAGTCTTTGATGCAGTCACTTGACCTAATGTAGAAATGTCATTGTAGTTTAGTTCAGTAGCAGTAGCAGTAATAGATGTGCCACCTATTTGTAATGTTGTGGCGTCTAATGTTACTACACTTAAATCAGCAAAAGCGTCAGTTACTGCTGCTCCGCTGCCTGCACCATCCAAATATACTGCTTTTGTAGCCCCACTTGGTATAGTTACATTTGCCCCACTGCCTTGGGATATATTTATAGACTGACCACCAGTTGTAGCGTTTTCTATAAATTGCAATCTTGATACAGTATTTGGAGCTATAGTTAATGTTCTTGTAGAAGTTAATGTCGCTGAGGATGTTACCTTGAAATACATCGCTCTGCTGGATCACTTGCTCCATCTGCTATCGTTGTTGTGGCATCTGCATCTGTGGTGAAACAATCTTGGGTTGCATAACTTAATCCTTCACCAATCAACTCTAAGTTGAGGTTTGTTATAGTTCCCCAAGTACCACTAGCATCGCCAGTACCTAACTCATTAAGCCTAAGATCATTAACATATGTGCTTGCCATTTTAGTCTATCCTTATAATTGCTGAAGCCCCTGCTGCTGGAAATACAATTCTAAATGTACCACTTGATACTGTAAAATCACCACCAAAGTCTAGTACTGCTATAGCTTTGTTACTATTGGTGCTATTGTAAATCAATGCACCTCTTGCAGTAAAACTTGCACTAGTCCATGTTGGGTCATCAGCATCAAAGTATGCTGTAGTTCCAGATGTCGCTACTGTTTGGTTAGCGAGTGTTACCCCACCAGCAGTGTAGCCAGTTCCAGTTATTTCGTTTGTCGTTGTATATGCAGTAGTAGTCGCACCCAGTGTAGCAGAACTTGTATAAAGAGCTATCTTAATAGTATCTCCACCTGTTGCTAAGTTGTGACCTTCCTGCAGTATTTCTGACTTAAAAGAAGTCGCCATTGCTTGTGTAATTGCCATTTGTTAAATACCTCCTTCGTATTCCGCTCTATAATTACGTTGCATTTCTTGTTGAAACAATGCTATTGCTTCGTCAAATTGTGCTTTATACAAGTTTACACTATCGGGTGCCTTTAGAAAAGCAGAACTTTCATATAGGCAAGCTGACAATAAAACTTGCTCTGCATTATCTCCTATCCAATTGTTAGCATTGGTAGTTGATAATCCTGTTTCTAGACCTACAAAATCTACCTCATAAGCAAGTGTTGCTGAAGGTACTGGGCCCAGTAATATAGTTATACCACTTGTGTCTGCATCTTTTGTGGCATACATAAATGGCGTTCCTTGAGTGGATGCATTTGGAACATAGTCTCTTAAGTATGAATCTAATCTATGTTTTAGATATATTACATCATTATCTGCTTTGGTTACTGACACTTGTCTAATCATCCTCGCATTGGCAACAGAATACTCTGCAGTGCCTATAACTAGGTTACTAGACTGCTTTTGTCTGTAACAAGGCAAACTAGGCAATCTAGCAAATATCATAGCCTCAGCTTGTGTTATTATATCTGGTATAGAGTTTTGAAACTCAGTACTATCATCTTCCATGTAATTCTGTATATCTGCTACTAAACTTGTATAATTCATTTAATTACCCCATGTTCCATCATTCCAAGCCCCTTCACCAAAGCCTGGATTTATTGCTGGTGTTGATGTGCCAATTGCACCAGTTCCACTTGTTCCAGTTATTTCTACGTCAGTATCCAAGCTAACAGTGCCAGTATTACCAGTTCCTGCTACACCAGTTTCAGTTATTTCACTTTCTGTAACAAATGTACCTATTGCAGAACTACCATCAGATCCAGTTACTGGGTTCGGGCCGTTAAATATATCAATGGTTGGTGTGCCAGTATTACCAGTTCCAACTATTTCTGGATCACCACCAAATTGACCATATCCCCAATACTGCTCACCCCATCCAGTGTCATTGGCTTCTATAACTTGTGACTCAGCCTCTTCTGTTCCTGTTCCAATGTCACCTAATACACCAACACCTTGTACTGATAAATTAAGTGTTCCATCACCCTCTTCACCAAATGTACCTATCGCACTTGTGCCAGATACTCCAGTCGCAATTGCATCTGTCGTAGGCGTCTCATCTCCTATAGCTCCAGTTCCTGCAACACCAGAAGGAAATGAGTCTGTTTCAAACACAGAAGTTTCTGTAGTATTTACTATTGATGTTGAACCATCTACCCCATCAAAATGTAATAATACAACTGTGTTTTCATCATAATTATAAGGTGCTGATGGTGCTACAAAAGAAGTGCCTGAGTATCTGTCAATGTCTGAAATTCTTAGTTCGTCTATGTATCCTGCCCAATTATTCGCTCCATTGAAATCAGAGCCAATATGTATGTCTGCTGCGGTTGCTGTTAAACCAAATGTTGTAGAACCTTCATTTGTTCCATTTACATAAACTGAAAAGGTGTTGCCAAATGGGTCGCCTCTTGCGATAGCTACATGAACCCATGTGTTAGTAGAAAATACATTATTTATATTAAATAGTGTTCCATTTGCTCTTAAGACTAATAAATTATCACCAGCTTGACGTAGAGCTATCGCATTATTTGATGTTGAGTCTCTGCTATCATAGAATATGTTATCTTGTGTTCCACTAGTTGGGCGAACCCACATATCTACAGTAAATACATTTGAACCAAAATTATAGGTCTCGTCAGAAACAACACTATCATTAACACCATCAAGGAATAAGCTTGCAGTTCCAAATTTTTGTTGTGCTGTGGAAAGTTGTGCACCATTTTGTGCTGTAAATGTTATTCCACCTTCTTCGTTAAAAGCACCAGTTCCTATTGCACTTGTAGGCTCTGCCCCAGTGTCAAATGTTTCTGTGCCAATAGCACC